ACGCCGACGCCCGGCGCCTGACCGCCGCCATTCAGGCGCGCTTGAAGAACGAGGGCATCGATGCTCTCGTCCAGTTCGAGACTGGTCAGGGTCGCAATCAGGGCACGGGTCGCCACATCCACGTCAACACCACCCCCGGCGCGCGCCGTGCTCCGGGCGATGCTGGCGACCAGACGATCAGGGCTCAGGCCTACGCCGCACGCATGTCGAAGGCTCAGCTGGACCTCGACGAGGAAGAGCTGTCGGCCAGGCTCAAGGAGCTGGCGGCTTCGACGACGCGCGACACCTTCATCGCCTCGATGATCTCGGCGGAAGCCGCGCTGGAACGCGTCAAGGCCGACCTGATGGTTGTCGCCGAAGACGAGCTCGCAGCTGGCGGCTTCGGACCCGGCGACCCGGAGTACGCCGCGCGCATGCGTCAGGTCGAGCAGGCGACGGCCAACGCGGTCGAGGCGTTCCAGACCTCCATCGTGGACTCGATCACCAAGAACCTCGAAGCCGCGTTCAAGGCCGCAGCAGTGGCGACGGCCAATGCGATGAACCCCGCAGTGATGGAACAGGCCATTGCCAACGCCTCGCAAAGCGGCCTCGGCTACGCCTCGCTGGCTGGGAATGTGCCCGACTACGTCAGCGTTCTCGCCGAGCGCCGGTCCGCTCTCGCCGACGAGGGCGTGGCCCGAGCACGCGCTGGCGCGCTGCCTGCCGAGATCGCCCGTAACCAGTCGGCACTTGCTCGTGCGCAGGATGAAATGGCTGGCGTTGATCAGCAGTCGGTGGCGTGGACCAAGGCTGCCGAAGCCGTGGCCATGTACACGCAGAAGCTGGAAGAGCTGAACATCGAGAAGACCGCGCTCGATACTGCGCTGGCCGCTGGGTCGCAAATCCCCACGACCATCACCGCCGGCCTGCAGTCGGCCATCGAGGCGTACAAGGAAACCCACGAGCTGGGTCGCTCCTTCAACGACGAGGTCATCTACAACCTCGGCGGCGCGATCGAGCAGGTCCACACCGGGCTGACCACGTTCTTCACCGACATCTTCACCGGCTCCAAGTCGGCACTCGGCGCGTTCGGCGACTTCGCACTGGGCATGGCGAATTACCTGCAGCAGATGGCGGCACAGTTCGTGGCCAGCAAAATCTTCGCCCTGCTGCTCAAGATCGGTAGCGCGGCACTGGCCCCCGGCGTCGCGGGCGGCGACGCCTCGTGGGCTGCTGCTTCCATGCCTCCGGGCTTCGGCGCCTTCAATGGCGGCAAGGTGCCGGAGCCGCAGGGTTTCCGCTGGGGTGGGAAGGTCAACAAGGGCTCTCCCCTGCGCGACAGCGTGTCGGCTACGCTCGCCAAGGACGAGTGGGTCATCAACAAGCGTGCCGTGGACAGCGTCGGCGATGAGTTCATGGACAACCTCAACCGCAACGGCATCCGTGCCCTTAGCGGGCTGGGCGCGCCGACGAACATCATGCAGGCTCCGCGTCAGGAGACGAACGTCTACGTGGTCAAGCCAGAAGAGGCTCCACAAATGGGACCGAATGACGTACGGGTCACGCTTCACGACGAGCTCATCAACGGCGAAGGCCGCAAGCTCGTCAAGCACATTGCGCAGGGTGGATAATGGCCGTCTTCGATTTCTGTCCCAAGTCATTGGTCCCGGTCACGATCCCGCGTGAGCAGCAGTCGGTCGTCACCATGAACGGCTGGCAGTTCACCTCGAAGCCAACGACGCCCTACGTGCGCCGGTTCAAGGTCACGCTGCATGGCCTGCGATGGATCCTGAACGCGGCGACGGGACTCTACGACGCGGCCACCACTCCGACGATCAACGCCAAAGCGCTGGAAGATTTCTACAAGGCCCACGAGCAGTGGAACTCGTTCACGTGGCAGCACCCGCACATCAGTGCTCCGCTGACCCTGCGCTTCGCGGCCCCGCTCACCGTGCCTGAGGCGCTGCCAAACTCCGGTGGCTGGCTGGGCCCGCTCGAAGTCATGTTCATCGAGCACAATCCGGGGTACTCGTAATGCAGAGCCTTCTTAAAGCAGCGGGCGATCGGTTTCACATCCCGTGGACCGTGATCGACCTAGGCTCCGGCGTGATCGTGGGCACCGTCTCGGAGACGGACCAGACCTCGCAGCCCAGCTACGTGTTCGTGCGTCCTCGCCACGTCTTCCGCACGCCGTCGCCGAGCGCGCTGCGCGTAGGCATGACCATCATGTCGCCTTGGGGCGCCAAGTTCATCGTCGGCGACAACGGCCCGTCTGACACCTGGCGCGGGCGCCTTTGGGACAGCTACCGCGTGTTCGAGCCCAGCGGCAAGTATGCGTGGCAGCGCCGCGGTAAGACCGTCGATCCGATCACCAAGCTGGAGCAGGATACCGGCGAGCCGGAGACCATCGGCGAGATTTACGCCGCGATCGAATCGATGGACCGCGAGCAGGTGGACCGTGAGATGCGGCAGTACATGGAGCAGCTGCGCTTCATCACCGGTCACCCCGTCAAGCACGGCGACCTCATCGACAACCGCACGGTCACGAAGGTTGACGTGCAGCTGGGCCTGTACATTGGCGTTCTCAGTTGATCGCCTGATCTGCCGGGCGACCACGCTGGCCTCGTCCAACGTCGCCCTCGCTGTAAGTTTCAGCGGTATGCTATACTGGGTGTGTGCCGCACCGGATTGGCTTGGCCGCGTCGATGGACTGCTCTCCGGCGGTGCCACCATGTTCGCACAGATGATCTACCGCGAGGCGGCTCCTCGCGACGATGCGCTGCACAAGAAGCTGGACGCCATCATCCACGGCACTGACGCTGACGACGAGCTGGCGGGTATCGAAAAGTCAACCACCGGCGCTGGTGGCTAGACAACCACAAATCGGCCACGTACGAACCCGTCATGGCTAAAGGTGGCGGCGGCTCCAACACGTTCAAGCAAACGCCGGACAATCTTCGTTCCGAAGATACGTTCGAAGGCGTGCTGGGACTGTGCATTGGTCCTATCAAGGGGCCGACGCACGGCTTGAAGTCGATCAAGCTCGACGGAACCGCGGTCGAGAACGCGAGCGGCGAGCTCAACTTCAAGGACTTCATCGTCACCACGGCTGACGGCGATCCCGTCAAGCACCCTCAGAACGTCACGCTCAAGCTGGGAGCTGGCGCGGCACCCTCCTCGGTCAACGTCGCCCTCACCAACACCAACGTCGCTGCCGGCACAGGCTCGCCGGGGCCGTGGATCACGCGCACGCTGTCGAACACCGGGCCGAACTTCATCGACCTGCGCTTCATCGTCAGCCAACTGTACCGACAGGACAAGAAGGGCATCTACAACGAGACGATGTCGTTGGAAATCCAGATGAAGCCCTCGGCTTTGTCGACATGGATCAACCCCATCCTCAACACCCCATCGGGCGGCTACAGCGAAAGCGGCATCACGATTGACGAGGGCTACGGGAACTACACCACCTACGTGCCGCGCGCCTACTACAATGGCGCCGGCACGGCATGGCTGCCGGGTCCGACCAACTACGTCATCAACGGCAAGACCAGCAGCCCTTCTGTCTACGAGCTGCGCATCGCCGTCCCCAACGCCGGAGCCTACACGGCGACGACGTGGGACATCCGCGTGCGCCTGCTCGAACGCGCCAGCTACGACAACGGCAGCTCGACCGACAACATTCAGGAGAAGCGCACCGTCGCGTGGGAGAGCATGGCCGCTGTGTCCAGCGGGCTCCTCGGCGGTCACGAAGACTGGCGCGGCGTAGCGTGGGCCCAGCTGTACGGCAAGGCCTCGGACTCCCTGAGCGGCGTGCCGGAGATCACTGGCGAGTACGACACCAAGCTGGTGAAGGTGCCGCCGGGTACCGTGTTCAACCCTACCACGCGCGTCTATACGGCGACGGTGTGGGATGGCTCGTGGACCACGGCCTTCACCACCGATCCTGCGTGGATCATCAACGACGCGATCTCCGACAGCTTGTCGGGTCTCGCTCTGCTCGCGCCCGGCTCCTACCTCAACAAGTGGGACGCGCTGGAAGCATCCAAGTGGTGCAGCGAACTCGTCTCCGATGGTGACGGCGGCACTCACCCCCGCTACAGCATGAACATCGCCATCAACGAGCCGCAGAAGGCCGAGGAGTTCGTGCGGTATCTCGCCGGCGCCGTCGGGGGCCTCGCGTGGGATGACGGTAACGGCCAGTGGCGCATGAAGATCGACAAGCCGGAGACACCGGTTGACATCTTCACGCTCGACAACATCGAGGGCGAGTTCGCCTACTCGCACACCGATGTCGATACGCGCTACAATGACATCGTCGGCAAGTTCAAGAACGCCGAGATGGACTACCGCGAGGACGCGGTCCATCTCTACGACAGCCCCTCGATCGCACTGATCGGTCGCAAGCCCACGACCATCGCGCTCGTCGGCTGCACCAACCGGCAGGAGGCCATGCGCCGCGTCAAGCTGCGCCTGCGTTCGGCGGTCAACGAGCACCGCATCGTCAACTTCACTACCAACCGGCGCGGGCGCAACATCGAGCCGCTGAACACCATCCTCGTCGCCGACGGAGACCTGGGTGATAGCGCGCAGCGCACCACGGGGCGTGTGGTCACGGTTGCGCCTGATCGGCTCAGCATCACCGTACGCGACACGATGCGCCTTGAGCTGGGCGTCGCCTACACGCTCAAGTTCGCACTGCCGAACCCAGCCTACGGTCCCGAGCCTGCGGTCCAGCCGACGTCGATCGACTGGAAGAACCCGACGACGGTGCTCGCGCGTACGGTGACGAACACCGCCGGTCAGCGCGGCAACGTCACCACGATTTACCTCGCCACGGCGCTGCCGGCGACCACCTCCGAGTTCCTGACCGTGGCGCTGGAAGCCACTGGTCTTGTCACGCTGCCCAAAGCGTACCGCGTGCTCGACGTGATCTACGACGAGGACAACGAGCGCGTCGGCCTCAGCGCAATCGAGATCGACACCGGCAAGTGGACGGCCTCGGATACCATCACCCCCGAGGACATGAGCTTTGTCGACCTGCGCGGGGTGCCTTCGCCGCCGCTGCGCGTCACTGGCTCAGCGACCATGATCAGCCTGCTCGCGGTCCCCGCCGCGCACGGCTTGAACGTCAACCTCATGGCCAACTGGATGCGGCCTGCCGGCGCGAACATCGCGGGCTTCCGCGTGCGCTACAAGGTCAACGGCGGCAACTGGGTCACGGGCCTTGAGGCTACGCAGTTCACCGATTTCGAACTGGTCAACCCTCCGCCGGGTATCTACGAGTTCGAGGTCTGCACGCTCGATCGGTCGGGCAAGATTTCTGAGCCGCTGACGGACACCCTCGAAGTCACGCCGGAAATGATCGCGACCATCGCGGCGACCTACTCCGACGGTACGCCGATCGATGCCCTGCGCCCCGCTACCATCGGTGCCACGAAGAATGTAAACCGCGGCAACTGGGCAGCAGGCGTGGCCTATGCCGTCGGCGACTTCTTCGTCTACAACGGCTCGTCCTACATCACCGACGTCGCGCACACGTCTTCGGGGGGCTCGCCGCCGCCGAACGCGAACGTCTCGCTGTTCACCTCGGCGGCAAAGGCGATTGACGTAGAAGTTGATCTGCGTGGTGTGAACTACGACGCGGCGGGCGCCATCGTTGCGGGGCAGACTGCCAACTTCGTTATTAACAAGCAGAACCTGACGTCTACGACCGTAATCGTACGCATCTGGCGCATCAACGCCGGCGGCACGTACACGCAGCTCGACGCCGGGACCATGATGTCTTCGGGCGGCGGGCTCGTGGACAACGTCCCCGACGCGAACAGCTTCACGCAGACCGCCTCGACGCTGGTCATGTCCAACGCGCACCTCAACTCGGCGATCAGCACCGGGCTTGGGTTCTACATCGAGGTCAGTCACGCCGTCGATGGCGTGATGGGTCGCGTAACCGTGAACAAGGTCCAGGCCGGTGTCGCCGGCGGTGCTGGTTCGCCGGGCGCCGCTGCCTACAGCGTCAACCTGCTGCCCGAGACGCTGCAGATTGCGTCGTACGCCAACGGTGACATCGCCAACTGGACGGGCGCTTCGACCACCATGACGATCCTGCAGGGGACGACAGACGTTTCTTCCAGCTTCACCGTTACGGAACAGGCCGACCCGCAGGTCATCACCACGGGCATCGTTGGCCGCACTGCCACGTTCACGGGCGCAGGCACAGCCTCGGGTAACTTCGGCCACACGGGTACCGATCGCGCTGAGGTCACGCTGCGCGCAACAGGCAGCGGCGCCCATGCTGGCGTCATCATCGACAAGAAGATCACCCTGACCAAGCTCAAGGGTGGCTATGAAATCGTCGGAGCCCTGCCGGGTACGAACCTGTTCGAAGGTCGCGTCGTCTACCTGACCACCGACGACAAGCTCTACCGCTACGTCACCGGTACCGGCTGGACCTCGGCGGTGTCGGGCGCTGACATCACGGGAGGCACCATCCCCGCTGCGGCATTTGCATCAACCATCCAGCCTGTTGGTATTGTTTCCAGCGTGCCGGGTGCTTGGAATGGACTTGCTGAACTTTACAATCAGACCGATGGTCGGATGTACAAGTGGAACGGCAGCGCTGGTGCGTATCAGCGAGATGTCGACACTTATGATACCATCCCCGCTGTAAAGGTGGGGGCAGGCATCACTGACGCCCAGATTAACGCAATTGCCGCGGCCAAGATCACCGGGCAGGTCACTACTACTCAGATCAGTGACAACTCGATCTCGACCCCGAAGCTCATTGCCAACTCGGTGAGCACCGACAAGATGGTGATCTCCTCGGGTAATCTCGTAGCCAATGGGTCGTTCGAATACGGAAGCATTGTCAACTGGCGCCCGTACAATAGCCCGTCTAACTTTGCCGCTCTCACTTTTACAAACAAGTGGTACGGCTACTTCTTCAATGCTGGCGGTGCTCCTCTTTCTGTGTCTGCCTTTGCTGCCGCCAAGGCCTATAGCGATACTGGCGCAGATCAGGATGGTTTCGCGGTTGAACCCGGAAAAGAGTACCGGTTCGCTGCGAAAATGTTCAAGGGAGCGGCACCGCAGGACGTAGGTCCTATTCAGGTCATAGCTTA